TGCGTCACATTCTATTTTTTGCCGTGCGGCAAAGGACAGGTTTTTCGCTGCTCGTCTTTCATGACGCTTGGCTTCATCCCTCCATACGTCGGCAGCCAATTGCGCTTCAATTTCTTCCAGTGTCTTTGTCATTACATAACTCCATTGGTTGTGTGGACGATTGCCCACATTACACCGTCTGAATCAGCGGTCGCCCAAGCTTTTGAAAGGTGGTCTACAATGACCTTTTCGCCATTGCGGATTACGTGAAAGTGCGTGTCGCCTTTAGTTGGGTCAAAACAAATGCGCTCCGCATTGGCTGGGATGTCGGTCAGCGCGACGGGGTCAAAGTAGATATCTACAGCTTTGAACCACGCAAACACCTTACGAGTTCCGGTGCCAGCGTGACACTTGGCAAAATGCTTGTTGGTGAATGATGGATGACGAACAACGACATCGACAAGCACAGCTTGAGAGCAGTGTAGAGTCTTGCTTGGAACGTAGGACCAACAGCCCTTGTTTAGGTTGCGGTGGAATTGAATGCGCTTCATTGAATTGTCTCTCAGTTAAAGGTTAGCTCACAATCATTCTACCCAATGTGACGCGAACATCAAGTCTATACCTCTTATATGCACTGAAAAAACATCAATGATTTACTGAATGAACATTCATGAAACGGCGCATTAACTGAACCGTCATTCAGGAAATAATTACTGAACCGTGGTTCATGAAACACCGCGTCATACACTGAACCTGGTTTCAGTTTATTTTGACCCTACCCCACCCCGCGCACCGGTTCCCCCTTTTACGTTAAATACCCTCCTCGTCACTCTCCTCAATTCCAGTTCCGACACATTGCGTTATCACCTTTTCCTTGAGTCAAACCTCCGTGTCCTCTACTGTTTACTCGCGGTGTTGGGATGTAGCGCCTGCAAGCTATTCCCAAACTAAGTGCAGGTAACTCCGTACTTAGATCCCAGCATCGCGCCACCTTTTGGTGCCCCTTCGAGGGACAAGCACAGGAGTGCATAAATGAGCAGGAAAATATTCAACGCCGGGAAACTCCAAGTTCGCTACGACAAAGCCGCCTCTCAAGGTGCTGCCGGAAAACAAGACCGCGAAGAGCTTTTAGCGCAGGCCGACCAAGACATAGAGGACGAAGGTGCCTTTGTAGAAATCAACAAAGAGGCCCGTGAGCTTATCGATATCCATGTTCTTCCAAGTCTCCACTCTATGATGGAAAGCATGTACACAATTATCGACGCCGAGACTCGCAGACTAATGCGGCAAACTGTGTCGGGTGGCGGAATGGATAAAGCCGACTCTCAGCACTTCGGCCAACTAACTCGAAGCATCTGCCAACTGGCAAATCTTGAGCACGGGATTCGAGAGCAGAACCAACTAGACCAAATGTCTGATGAAGAACTTAAGCGTCTAGCGGATATTGCGTACAAGAAATTAAAGGGGAAATCTAAATGAGCACACCTTATGCAACCCTTGCATACAACCCGATTAAAGATAACGACAAGCTACCTGTGCTTGTTCGACTGGCGAGCACCGCCGACTCGTCCCTAGTTTACAGCACCTGGCTCCGCAGTTACGCCGACCAAAACAAAGACCAGCACCGGGGCATTCTGTATAAAAGCCATCGCAAAATCATAAGAAACCTCATGGAAAAGTCGGTTACCGTTATGGCGGTGATGGATGACGACCCCAATCAAATTTTTGCGTGGATGTGTGGAATCAGGACTAAAACAGGGCCTCTTTTAGTGCATTACTGCTATGTTAAAGATGCTTTTAGGCGACTCGGGTTAGCAAAGTTGTTGCTCGGGTACTTTGAACACCGAAGCGGGGAGCCAGTTATCTGTAGCCATAAAGGTTATGTTTATAAATCTCTGCGCGATAGGTATAATCTTTTTTATGTCCCACAGGTTCAGCAGCCTATGGGGGTAGACAAATTTGAGGATGGAAAATGGAAATTGTAGGATTTACGCTAAAACATGACTGCCGACCGGTGTTTGACAAGATTGCAATCAATCTAAAGGCACCGAATCACAAAGGGTTTATCCTAAAGTGGGGGCCTAATAAAAACGGTGTTATCGTGATTCATGAGCGTCATGGTACAATGTATCTGCCAATGTCGTCTATTTCGCACATTGAAGTAATCGAAGAAGAAAAAAAGAAAGTTACTCGGAAACCTAGAAGCGTGAAGGCAAAGAGCAATGGGGAAATCACAGCCCAAGCATGACGCTCGGGCGCTTGTCCGAGAGTACATCAAACGTTTTGGTGACCCTGAAGCCTTGCAGGAGGATTCGGGAGCTGCCGAAAACCGTTCGTATCGCTGGCAAGAAGATTTGTTTCAGCAGCAGCTTGATTTTATGAATGACCCCGCATGTTTTAAGACTGCCCTTTGCTCTCGTCGAGCAGGAAAGACTTATGCGGCCTGTTATTACTTAATTGAAACCGCATCGAGAAACCCAGATAGCATATGCGCCTATATTGCCCTGACGCGAAACAGCGCCAAGCGCCTAATGTGGATGGAGCTTAAACGGGCCAACCGCAAGTACCACATCGGGATGCACTTTAATAACTCTGAACTTATTGCTACGCTCCCCAACCGAAGCCAACTTGTGCTGACGGGAGCAAACGATGAAGCTGATATTGATAAGTTGCGGGGTTCTGCTTACCACCTGGTTATTCTTGACGAAGCCGCAAGTTTCGGACGCCACCTTGAAGAGCTGGTGGAAGAAGTTCTTGAGCCTGCGCTAATTGACCACAACGGTACGCTTGCCATGATTGGAACCCCTAACGCTGCTTGCTCGGGGATGTTCCACAGGGCCTCGACCGATAAGGCCCAAGGTTACAGCAATCACCATTGGACCATTATGGAAAACCCGCACATCCCCCATGCTGAGCAATGGCTTGAGCGCCGGATGAAACAAAAGCACTGGGACAAAAACCACCCTGTTTATTTGCGCGAGTGGCGCGGCAAGTGGATTCGCTCAAACGATTCTTTGATTTACAAATACAGCCAAGAGAAAAACTTCTACACTGAGATACCGCACCACGAGCACGACTTTAACTTTATCTTGGGGATAGATTTAGGCTACGAAGATGCTACAGCCTTTGTGATAGGTGCTTACTGCCCAGAGCTGCCGGATTTTTATATTGTCGACTGCTACAAAGAGACGAAGATGATACCGGCGCAGATTGCTGAAAAAATCAAAGAGCTTGATTCGCACTACGATTTCACTATCATGGTTGCCGATACAGGGGGCCTGGGAAAGTCTATTGTTGAAGAATTTCGTTACCGTTACGAGTTGCCAGTTCGCGCAGCAGAAAAGCGTAACAAGGCGTCCTATATTGAACTTATGAACTCAGACCTACACTGTGGTTTTATCAAGGTGTTTGAAGGGTGCGAGATATTAGATGAGTGGGATTTACTCCAGTGGGACGAAGACAGGAAAAAAGAAGATTCGCGTTTTGAGAATCACCTCGCTGATGCGTGCTTATATGCGTGGCGCGAAAGCAAGCACTACACGTATAAGCAAGCGGCTATTGAGCCAAAGCAAGGAAGTCCTGAGTATTATGCTGCTCTAGAGGATAAGCTTTGGTCGGACAAGGCTGATGCAATCGATAAAGAAGACGGTCAAGCATGGTGGGAAAATGAATGGACGCTGAACTAGAAGAAATAATCGAAGCTGCTAAGAAGCACGGTCTTAAGCGGTTAAGAGTTGGTGATATCGAAGTAGAGCTATGGGATAAGCCCAGACCAGTAGGTACTCAGTTACAAGTGTTTCCTGAAACCTCTGGCGCAAAAAGCTTATCCGAAGAAGAGCAATACGACGAAGATTTATTTTATTCGGCAGGTGTTTAATCTGCGGGGAGTTTCAAAATGAAAAAGTTAGGCTATTGGTGGAGTGAGGCAAGCGCGCCCCACGATCTTGTATTTGAAGTAGTTGAGCATTTGACGGATAACCAAGGTTATCACTCGACGAACAACATTAACCACGCACGTCTTTATGGAAATATCAGTTATCGCGATTTGGGAAGCGGCAACCTGGTCCATCGAGCAAAGACAAGCGCCAAGAACCGCGTAACTTTAAATATCATTCAATCGATGTGCGATACCGTTACAGCGAGAGTTGCTAAAGCCAAACCAATGGC